GTCCACGATTGTAAATCAAGGATTTCAAAGTATAAGCGGATCTTTCCCAACACATAGATATAGTAACGGTATTCAATGTCAAACTCCAACAGTCAGTTTTAATCCGTTTATAACAAAAGGAGAATATTACAATACTCCAAGAAGCACTGTTGCAAGGACAAATATATACAACCAATCAAAAGACACTGAAACTGGACAGCTTACAAATCCCGGACAAATATTATATGTTGAAGAACAAGAAAGATTAGATCAAATAAACCATAATTTTTCTTATGGTGCGACACTAAGTTTTCAAGTACCACTAGGAAAACGATTCAATGATGAGTGTCTAAAAGCAGCCCAAACATATAGAAAGTATCAAGAGTTCCTATTAGATGCAAAGCAGCTTGAGGTCAATCTCAATCGTGCCAAGCTCTGTGCGACTATGCTAAAGGAGGGAATTAAATTTGTAGGTGAAGATGCTGTAAGTTGTAGAAATATTGTTTTAACTACGATTCCAAATCAAGTTTTACCTCATACACACGAAATTCCAAAAAAATGACCCCTGTAGATCGCTTCAGAGGTGCTTGTAAAAATGTTTGCTTATGTTTGTACCTTGCAAAAATGAGTATCGGGCAACTAGAAATACTCTTTAGCGTTAACCCGAAAGGTAAATAACAAACAACAGTCTCACGAATTGTTTGTTAAGTAGCAAAAGGTCGTATTTTAAACTTAAACCGCCTTACCTATTGAGTGTTTGCTGTGGGTATTAAGAAAGTGCCTAGAACCTTTCAAGGGGATAAGTCCTTTTCCTAATATTTATTGTAACTTATTTTTTTCTTTTGGCTAAATAAAGTGTTAAGTCTAATAAATAGAAGTGTCAGCAGTTACCACCCACCACTACGCAAATGGTTCTGCCTACTTATTAGACCTAACTGGATAACCGAGAAGACCGCCCATTTCTGACACTTACAGAAACCAACTTAATTAAGAAGTCTTACGTCACTTTGCTGTAAAAGTAACCTCCACTTAGTTTGGCTGCGAAACCAAAAGTTATCCCAGCTAACCCAAATGGGTTAAGGTCTGCTATAGACCTCATACTTATTGTAACGCAGAGATTTTTTTTGTCAGTTTTTGCTTAAGTTTTTATATTTTTTATTATCATCATTAGCAAACGATTTATAAGGACCATTAGCGTCTACATAATGAAAAAAAGTTTGTATAAATAATTCTTTGTTTTTTGAGACTAAAGGCAGTCTCCAGTGGGGTCTTTCACAACCAAGATACGCAACACCATCTCCAACACTTGTTATAAATCCTTTATTTTTGTTGTTTTTATCTTTAAAAAACAAAGGCCAGTTAATATTGGATTTTAAATTTAAGGAAACACTATACTCACAACTAGGTCTATCAGTATGTGGTTTTAAAAATGAATTATTTGTGTAAACAGTTGTAAACCAATATGAGGGTAATAATTTTACTTTGGATGTGCCTTCAATTATTATTTTTACTTCTTCCATAAGGTCTTTTAAAAAAATTGGTTTATATAATGCCCAGCACAAACCTCGATCTTTATTGTTTATAGGTTTATCATTTTTTATTTTTTCCAAAGTTTTTTGCGCTAATACTTCTGCAACATCAACACTGATAATTTTATTAAGCACTAAGTATCCATTACTTTTTAGTGTCATCTTTTTTCTTTGTTAACTTTTTAATTAAATTTTTGACTAAGGGTTTGACAATATTAAGTAATAGTGGAGTAGTGGCAGCAACAGAAGCAATAACAGCAGTACTGACAACAACACTAGCTGTCGGTATGTATTGGTCAACAAACGGTACTTTTTCCCAGACTGCATTACAAGAACCCTCAAATGACCCACGTTCATATTTTACCAATCTTTCTAACCTAAGCTCATTTCTCCAATCTCCTGTTCTATATGGAGCATTTTTAGGAGGACAAGGCACTTCTTCAGTTTTAGTTTCTTCCTGTTGCTGTTTAAAATTTAAGTTTGGAGTAGTTTTCTTGAAATTTATTGTTCCTTCAGTTGGTATTGGATCTGTTGCATCATAAATAATAGGTCTTATAGGCTCTGGTTTTTTCTCTGTAGTTTCTGTATTACCAGTAGTAACTATTCCATTAGGGCAAGTAACAAATTCTTTTCTCCTATGAAAAATAATTGTAGGATTTTTTGTAATATCTAAATCTCTATCAACTAAATCACAAGCTGGATTTTCTCCATATAAAACAACATCAGGTACATACGGAGTTTCTGGTATATTTACTTTTGGTATTTTTATCTTAGGAACTTTAATCGTAGGCATTAACAGTCGTTAAAATCAGCAGCCATATTACCGCCAATTTTACCGCCTTCTCTTCTTGCTTGATTTGTAGCAAAGCCAGATAAAAACCAGCCCACCACAGGAACACCTGATAATGTTGTTGATAAACCTGTACCAGTAGCGACTGATGTACCAATTAATTCACCAGTTGACTCGCCTTTAGCACGTTCTTGAATACAAGCTATTTGCTTTGCTGTAAGTTCTCCACTATTAATAATAGCTACATCTTTTTCACCAGCTACTTTTTGTGTTTCTTTTGTGGATAAAGATTTACTTGCTCCTAAAAAACCTGCTGGTTTCCTTGTATTTTCTATAGAAGCGATAATCCTTGGGTCGTGCATTTTATGTCTTATTGTATAACCATTTTTATCAGCGTTAATTTCATAAGTAGAATATTTACTAACAGGTAAATCAAACATAGGTAAATTTGATTTCTTACTTAAAAGACTGATTGTATAAAAGTTGGAAGCAACAAAAATAGATCCAAGTCCTATTGATATACCTTTAATAATATTGCTATTCATAATTTTGGAATAGCTGGGATTTTTACGTTTTTGTCAAGAACAGAAGGTCCTGTCATATTTGGTAATTCTTTATTTAAAACATTTGGCAAAAGCCCTTTTACCTCACCAAGAATTTTATTTAAAATTTTTTCTTGAAATTGAGGAGATTTTACATACTTATATGTGAAGAAACCACCGCCTAAGATTCCCAAGACCAGAATTGTAGTTACGATAGTCAAAGCATCAAGAATTTTTCTTATCATGTTTAGAGAAGCATTTTTAAAGGCTTTAGTACCTGTCACTATTATAACTTTCTCTGGAATTTTGGCTTTAGCTCCTTTATATGTGACGTTGAGTATCGTTACAAAACAAGTTACACCAAAAACTAACTAGATAACTTTTGACGATAAAATCTAGTTTTACAAGCATTTGAGCAATATATTTTTCTTTGCTCTGTAGTAGAAAATAATTTTTTGCAGCATTTACAATGCTTTTCTATTATTTCGCAATAGACTTTTTTTCGGCTATTTGTGCCGTAGCTATTGGTTCTTCTTGCTGTGATATAAGATCTTTTATGGCTTTAATTCCTCCTTGTATTTCTCTGATTTTATTTTCGCAACTTACAACAACACTTTTTGCTTCTTCATAAGTTCTTGCAGTTAATTGTAATTCAGATTCTAAAGCAGCTAATTTTTGCCTAGCAGTTAACATTTAATTTTTCTTATGTTTCTTAATTATATCTAACTTTACATAATTGTCTAAAAACAGGTTTTTGTTAAAATACAACTAATGAAAGACTTTATCCAAAATCTACCAGTTCTAAACGCAAGTGAATTAAAAATAATCAATAAATATGTTGATACTTTAGATTTCAACCCGAATACTGTTTTTGGACAAGAACAAAGTGCAAGAGTTGTACCGAGTGTAAGATCAAGTACTGGCAGTTGGATGCGGGAAGATGTTGCAGCTACAGCTTTACTACATGAAAAACTTAATAACGCTTTATTACTATATAGAGATAATCTTTTAGAAAAAGATCTTGTTTTAAATAATTGGCCTCTTATTGGTGGTAATGGTACAAGTTCAAACAGAGAAGATATACAAATTTTAGAATATACATCTGAACAAAGATATAATTGGCATTTTGATACCTGTACTGACCCTAGAAGCTCATTTTATTATCGATCTACTTCTATTGTTCTTTATTTAAAAGATGATTTTGAGGGTGGAGCTACAAAATTTAAAATGTTACCAAAGAAAGAATTTAGACCTAAAGCTGGCAGGGCATTATTTTTTCCATCTAATTGGTGTTTTACACATTGCTCAACACCTGTAATAACAGGCAAAAAAAGAGTCGCAGTTACTTGGTACTACTGCCAAGATCAATCCGTAATTTAACTACCAGCTTTTAATGCAGCTACTTCAGCTTCAAGAGCCTCTACTTTTGTAATTAATTCTTGTAGTGCTTTAGCTGTAATACTAATAACCCTAGTTTGATCAATACTTTTTGAACCTTTTGCGGTTTGTGTGTTGCCATCATCATCTTTGTATTCAATATCAGCAATATCATATACAAACGAGCTATCAACTGTCTCAACTTCTTGTGCTATAACACCACATTGAACACTACCGCTTTCTGGCTCGCCAGCTTTCCAATCAAAGTCTCTA